GCTGCTGCGCGGGCCGTGCCCGCATTTCGGGCGCCGAGCCAAATTGCCCGCGCAGCAGCAGCGAAATCCGCCACGTCTGCTGGTCGATGAGTTCGGCATTGGCGAATTGCAGGATCTCCCAGCCCGTCGCCATGGAGCCTATGGCAGCAAGGTTCGCGCCCTGCAGCAATTCCTCCATGCCGCAGGCGAAGACAGCACCCGCGCTTAGCCGCAGGGTCACTGTGTTGCCCCGGTCGAGGACATGGAGCGGCCCCACGGCAAGTGGCGTCAGCAGCGTTCCCATGTTGGCAGCGGTGTCGATCAGGCTGTCGAATGCGTAGGAAGCAGCGCCCTTCTGCTTGTAGAGCGCCAGCTCACCCGGCCAGGGCGAAGCCGATGTCGCGATCCAGGGCGCATGCGGTCTCGCCGTATCCTCCGCCAGCGCCAGGTCCATCACCTGCACGGCCGGCGGGCCATAGATCACCGCCGTGCCGGATGTCGCGCCGCGCACCGGCGCATCGGCCGGTTCCTGCACGGCGAAGTCGAAGCTCCGTGCACGAACCTTCCGCATGTGCCCGTCCGTCACCTCCTCGATGCGCAGCAGGTAGCTGCCATCTGCCAGGTCAAGTGCCAGCGCATCGCCCGGTTCCAGCGCCAGGCATGAAGGCGGCAGCGCCAGCTCCACGCTCTCGCGTCCCGCCCAGGCTTCCTGCAACACCACCTGCGCCCGCTTCTGCGCCTGGTCCTGCGCCACGGCAGCGGCAAGCTCGATCAGCGCGTCGCGCCTGGTGGAGCCGGCGTCCTGCTTGGCCTCCACCACCGCCAGCCGATAGTCGAGGCCGGATTCGAGATAGGACAGCTTGATCGCCGTCGGCAGTTCCGTTTCCTGTGCGCGCGTGATCCTGTAGAGCGGTGCCTCCGCTGAAACTTCGGCAAGCCCATTGTGAGCAAGTGCTGTCACCGTGGCGCCCTTGCGCATGAACACGCGCAGCACGCCGCCGCTCTCCACCGCGTCGAGGCCCAGCGCCGTCATCAGCCCTTCCAGCGCGTCGCGACCCGACATCACCCGGTCGATCAGGAAGCCCGCCACAAGGCCGTCAACGCCTGAGACGTCCACGTCGTCGAGGCCATATTCCGCCATCACCTCGGCGATCAGGCTGCCCAGCGGCAGCATGCCGGCGCGCCCATTCAGCCAGTGGCCGCGCTCATAATTCACCGCATCGGACCACACGTCGTCGCGCGCCGGAAACTGCGGAAAGGGTCGCGCATCCCACGCCCACAGGAAGATGCGCCCGGCATTCACCATGCGCTCGCCCGCGGAAGACAGCGGATTATTGGCCGGCGCGGACCAGTATTCGTCCAGCGCCGTCACGAAGCGCGCCTGCATCAGCTCGTCGCGCACACCGCTCGAGAATGGCGGCAAGCGTGACTCGACCGACTTCGCGTCGATGAAGGCATTGGGTTCGTTGGCGCCCTTGTCGACGGCCGCGCAGCCGCATTCGGTGAACCAGAATGGTTTCGACTGCGGCACCCAGCCCGTGGGCTGCACCACCTCGATGCCGCCCGGCCGGTCGTAGTGATGATTGCCCCACCACCCCTTGAGGTCCTTGCGGCGAAACACCCAGTGCTTGCCATAAGCACCATCGGCAATCGGCATGCGCTGCTGTGCGGCGCGCGCCTCGGCATTGCGATAGTACCAGTCGAAGCCCTCGCCGCCAGAAATATTGGCCTTCAGATAGTCAACATCATAGATGGACGCCCACCCCGCGCGGCGATCGGCATGTTCGTCGCCGTCATGCCAGTCGGCCATCGGCATGTAGTTGTCGATGCCGACAAAGCCCACCTCCGGCATCGACCACAGCGGGTCGAGGTGGAAGAACACGTCGCCTGAGCCATCCTGCGGCTGGTAACCGGAATACTCCGTCCAGTCGGCGCCATAGGACACGCGCGTGCCCGGCAGTATCGCCTTTACCTCGGCTACCAGGCCTTGCAGCGCCGCCACGAAGGGAAACGCATTGCCTTCACGCCGCAATGTTGAAAGCCCCACCAGCTCGCTGCCGATGAGGAAGGCATCGACACCGCCCGCCAGCGCACAGAGCTTGGCATTATGCAGGATCATGCGGCGGAAGCTCCATTCGGGTGGCCCCGCGTAGCGCACCGTCGTGCCACTTACCGTAAAGTGCCCTGCCTGCGCAGTGCCCACGAAGGCGGCCACCTCCGCCGCGCAGGCAGGCGACCGGTCGGGCGATCCCGCACGGCCCGCCGCGATCGAAGCGGTGATGCGCCCGCGCCACGGATAGGGTGCCTGCTCCGCCCCGCCATAGGGGTCGGGCTGTCCATTGCCGAGCGGAATGTCCATCAGCAGGAAGGGGTGGAACATCACCCTCAGCTTGCGCGACTTCAACTCCCTGATGGCCCGGATCACCGAAGCGTCCGACGGTGTTCCACCATAGGCGGGGCCGCCGTCATGCTGGCTCACCCGATGTGCCTCGCCGCGGCTGATGCCGCCGGCGCTCCAGGCATCGGGTGCTGTGTCCTTCTCTGCATTGTCGACGCCGGGCTTCACCGCGCAACTGCCGCAGCGCAGGTCATTGCCGAACCATGCCACCACCAGCGAAGCCGCTGCCGCTTTCCGGCAACTCGCCGTCAGGTGGTCGAGCGACACCTCGAAGTCGCTCTGCTCGGATGACGCATGGGCATTTTCCGACAGCGTCACGCCGTCGTCCGCCTGCCGCGTCACGATCATGGTGTCATAGCCGAACTCGGTGGAGCCAGGGATGATGCTCACCGCCTTCACATGTGACTCCATGCCCCCGGCGCTCTTGAACACCTCGAATGAAAGCTGCGGCAGCCGATTTCCGAAATCCTGCAATGGCAATTGCTCGAACACCACATAGGCAAGCCCGCAATAGGCCGGCGCATGGCCCTGCCCCTCGATCGCGGTGATCAGGCTGTCGGCCTCCTGCGTCTCGCTCCCGGTGTGGATGCGCGCCGTCACGCCACGCAGCGAGAACTCCTTGCCGTCCGCCCAGACGCGGCCGATGCGGTCGATCTCGCCCTCGCACAGCGCCACGGCGAAATTGGCGTAATAGGAGTAAGTCACCGCCTTGCTGCCGCCGCCGCCCTTGCCGCCACTGCTCTGCGTCTTCTTCTTCTCGATGAAGTCAGTGGCCCAGATCACCTGGCCCGCCACGCGCATCCGACCCCACACGCGCGGAATGGGTGCCCCCTCAGAGGAGGCCATCACCCGCAGGTCGGAAAGACGCGGCCCCTGCACCGTCTTCTTCTCACCGAACAGCTTGCCATCGATGAAGCTGCCCGCCGCGGCACCAATGGCGCGGCCCAGCAGCCCGCCAAGCGGGCCGCCCAGCAGCGTCCCAAGCCCGGTGCCCACCGCCTGCATGACAACCGTCGCCATCAGATCGCCTCCGGAAAGCGGAACACGAAAGCCAGGTGCCTGATCCACCAGTCGGACAGCGCCACCTCGGTCACCACCGCCCCTTCCTGCGCATGCACCATTGCCGTTTGTGACACGGCAATCCCGGCGTGCTTGGCGGGCAAAGGCGGCCGCCAGCGGAACAGCAGCACGTCGCCCGCACGATACTCCGTACACGGCACTTCCGCGAGGTGCCGTCGCGCTGCGTCCGCCATGGCCTCACCGCCGCCCATCTCCGCCCAGCCGGGCGCATAGGCAGGCGGTGCCTCGGGCTCATCGCCCATCACCTCGCGCCACACACCGCGCACCAACCCAAGGCAGTCAGTGCCCACGCCCTTGAGACTCGCCTGGTGCAGGTAAGGCGTGCCCGCCCAGCCGCGTGCTGCGGCCACGATCCTCTCGACATTGCTCATGTGCGCTTGCCCTTGGTCTTTTTCTGCTTCACCGCGTAGCCCACCACGAAGTCATCGCCCGGCATGTGCGGAAATCCGCGGAAGCGCGCGGCATTGTTGAACTTGGCGCGGCAGGTGGTGAACTGCCGGTCGCAACCCGCCCGCAGCAGCAGCCGGTCGCCGCGCCGGGGCGCGAACGCCAGCGGCTGCCACAGCTCGATGCGCACTGCATTGCCCGAGATCCGGTGAAACTTGATCTGCCCCTGCCGCCCGGCATTGGCTCCGCTGAGGAAAGCCCAGGTGCCATTGGCGAAGAAACCCGCCGCGAAGCCCTGAGCGCCACTCACCTCCAGCAACCGCCGCGCGGTGCAGGAGAAGACAGCCACCTCGGTGCTGAAATCCGGGGCACTCAAGTCGACGCCGCAACGCGCATCACCCAGCACCGCATCGCAGCCATACTGGAACAGGCGGCCCTTCGGCTGGTTCAGCACATCTGACAGGCCCCGTAGCTCGGCGGTGAAAAAACCGCGCCCACGCGTCACCTCGCCCACGTGCCCGCGCTTCAGCAGCACACGCTGGCTCACGTCCTGCCAATTGACGCGCCACAGTTCCACCGCGGCATTGTCGAAGTCGCCCATCGCAAGGCGCGCCTCGCTCAGCCGCGGCGAGGACAGCGCTCCGGAAGCATCGAGATTGTCCACCGAAAGCCCCAGCGAGGAGTCGATCTCGGTCGCCGCGAAGCCCGCCGAGGCTTCATAAGCGATGCCACCGAATGCTAGGTCACGGTCATGGTCGGTGAACCCCATCACCTCGCCGCTCTTCAGCACCACGCGCCAGCAGTGGCACAGCGTCGTGGCACCACTTGCCAGGTGTTCGGCCATGCCATCCGGAAGCTGCCTCATGCGCGGATCTCCACGATCGGAATGTCCGGAATGTCGCCGCCTGCGAACTGCGTAAGGTTGATGCGCAGCTCATCGGTGTCGAAGCGCACCGGCACGTCAAAGAGAAAGCCCGCCGTCACCGGCACGCCCGCAGCGGGTGCCACGGCCAGCGTCACCACACCGGACAGTGAATCGACACTGAAGCCCGTCACCTCGTCGCCGCCCACGCCCAGGCGCAGGCTGCTCGCCACCGGCTTGGTGATGGTGCGGCTGTAGTCGCGCAGGCCCGAGCCATATCGCTTCACCAGCTGGAAGCGGGTGGTGGCGCCATCGCCCGTGCCGATTGCCTGGTCGCGCGGGCTCACCGCCGCACCGGGCGCACCGGACTTGAAATCGAGGTGGTCCTTCCAGCGGAAGCCATAAAGCCGCCCGCGCCGCTCCTCGAAGAAACTGACCACGAGGTGGATGTCGTCCAGCGACTTCACCCCGAAGCCCGCATTGTAGCGGCGCCGCGAGTCTGCCCAGCGGCTGTTGCGCTCTTCGGCGCCGGAGCCCGTCACCACGATTTCGGTGCGGCGCTCTGGCCCCCCTGAACTCCCGCGCGAGATCTGCGGCGGAAAGCGCACGTCATCGAAGCTCATGTCACAGGTTCCTCTGCCCGCGCGCCACGGCGCGGGCGATCATGGCGGAGACTTGGGATTGTGAGCGCTGGAAACCCTGCGCATCAGGTGTGGAGATGTTCACCGTCACGTTCACGCCGCCGCCACCGCGCACGCCCAGCTTGCCGTCGGTGCCCCTGGCCAGCGGCATGATCGCCTCCGGCCCTGCCTCACCCATCAGCCCGGTGCCGCCGCGCATCGCGAACAGCGTTGGCGAATTGACGATGCCGCCCTCGGCGAAGGGGATCACCTGCCCGCCTGAAAAGGCATTGCCGGCTGCGTTCTTCATCAGCCCGCCGGTGAGGCCGCCAAGCAAGGCGCCCAGCGGCTTCAGCGCCGCCGACAGCGCCATGCGCGCCAGCGACATCGCGAGCCT